AACTGACACAAGCCCCACGGACTGACTGGAACGAGCTGTTAGCCTTCTCCCCGGAAGAGAAACGGGTGGCCGTGAATCGTAGTCACTTTGCTAGAGATAATAGCACCGCCGTTAGTTCGGCACCAATCGCGAAAGCACAATGAACTCACAAACTTACGAAATCAGATCCCAAGGTGCACTTGAGAGACAAATGAAGAAAGAAAGACAAATGCAGAAACGGACCGGAACCCCTGATCTTAGACTCACAAAACAAATTTTGAGATATAGATTGGTAGACATACTTGTAAATAGGAAACGGACCCAAATCCAGACTGAAGTGTCTTTGCATGATGTTGAAGATTTGGATATTTTTGGACAAATGTATAATAGGAAACTTGTAGAACGTCAGATATTTTTGAGCAATGAACGAACGACTCTCATTGAGACCATGAATAGTGTTAACGATAACGTCAGCCTAGCAACAAATACAGCTATGAGTTTGGCAAATAATGCAAACCGCACTATGGAGAATATCAATGGAGCCGTTTCCAAATTCGGAACTACAGCTGATCAAGCGTCAACTATTCTTGAGCAATTGAAAGTAGCTATGACGCCAATGAAATTCGAGTGGAACGACCTTGACATGATGCCCATCCTGATGAAACTTGCCAAAGTGCTTGTTAATTTTGGCATGGCAAAAGATGGGTGGAAAATTGCTTCGTTCTTGTTCAATGTGAGCGTTGAATTTGGTTCTGAAATAGTTGATATTATCAAGAATTGGCTGTTCACACCCTCATACCATTCCCATTTGGTTGAAAAACAAGGATTGGATCTTGGCTCTTTTGAAACTTTCGCACATATAAAAGAAACTGTGATGGGGAATCAGAAGATGACGGTGACTGGACTTGCAATTGCAATAGCTGCTATTATGCAGTTTGCTCTAGGACTCCCAAAAGGGATGGACACAGAGAAAATGTTGGCTTTCTTTGGAAACAGATGTCGCCATTTAAAATCTATGGCCGATTTCTTCAAGTCAGCAGGTGATTTGTTTAAAGCCACTGCGGAGTGGTGCATAGAGCAAGTTTTCCCAGGTGTTCTGAATCACAGTTTGGAAGCCTATCTTGATGGATATACGATTTGGTCCCAGAGAGTAATCTCTTTGGTAGATCCGGAAAATCCAATTGCTGAGAGAGTGAAGAAAGAAAAAGCATTGATATATGAAATAAATAATTTGTATAAACGTGGCCTTCATTATTCTCGCAACATTTCCACTTTGCGCATCCAACCCGATCAATCCGACCATTTCCAAAAGTGTTTCGCCCTGTGTACGGCTTTCTTGAAGGAAGCTGACCATAGCGGCGTGCTTGGCAATCGACCTCGAACGAAACCATTGATGATCCACTTGTTTGGTGAATCTGGAGTAGGCAAATCTGGTGTAACATGGCCCCTTGCTACTGATTTGAATGCAACTTTGTGTGACAATCTAAAACAAGCAAGGGACTGTGCTTCTGAGATTTACTTTAGGAACGCTGAACAAGAATTCTGGGATGGATACGCTGGGCAAAACGTTTGTGTGTGGGATGATTTTGGTCAACTCGCAGACTCCAGTGCAAATCCCAACCCGGAATATTTTGAGATTATTCGAGCTGGAAATTGTGCACCATATCCCCTACATATGGCTTCACTTGAGGAGAAAAAGAAGACGAAGTTCATTTCACAGTATGTTATTCTAACGAGCAACGTGCTTGATCAAAAAGTGAACTCACTAACTTTCCCTTCAGCGTTTCGTAGGCGTATCGACTTTTGTTTGAAGGTAGTCAACAAGAAAGGCTACACCAAAACAGGAGTTGACGCTGAGACTGGTGCTGTTGTAGAGCGACTTGATGTGTCCAAATGCGCAGATGGAATTGACACAGATTGTTATGAATTCATCCGTTACAATCCTGAGACCAAACAAGCGTACTGTGGTAAGGATGGCAATGCTGTTGTATATACTTATGATGAACTCATTGACGAACTTGTTTCAGCCGCAGGAGCTAGTTTTGATATATCGATGACATTTAATGAGAATCTTTCGGATCGTATTGATCAAAATAGATTTGATAAAATAAAATCTCGATTTACCAAGGCGTTGCTAGTCAAAGCAGAGAGACAGATCCAAGTCAATTATAGTGTAGGTGATGACGATGTGTTTTACAGCTTACCATTTGACCAAGAGATTGTTGAAGTGGACGTTCGAACCATTCCAAGTGTTAAAACGATGTTGAAAACCTTCCGTGAGAAAGCATCCAAATTCCTGACGATTAAAAATGTACTGGTTTCTATTGGAGTTTTGATAGCTGGCTTTGGTGTGTACAAACTTTTCAAGAATGATGAGGATGATACAACCAAAATGATCAAAGAAGCTAGCGTTTCAGGCGACTCTAGGACTCGGAATAGTAAGAAAATTCGAACGGAAGCTGGAGTGTCAGGAGATTCCAAAACTCGAAATGCCAAACGGATTGTCACTGAAGCTAGTGTGTCCGGAGATGCAAAGACTCGAAAACACAAAACAATTGTTACTGAGGCTTCTGTTTCTGGAGATTCTAAGACCAACAAGAAGCGACTAATTCAATCTGAGATATGGGCACCAAGTCCAGGCAAGAAATTAGTTATGTTTCTTAGGCAAAAGGCTAAAACGGAAGATGGCTGGGTATCCTACCAAACTATTCGTGAGAAATTAGGACAGTACAACGACGAAGAATTTGCTGTTATTACTACCGAAGATTCTAAGAATAGATTGGAGAACGACCCAGTCGGGGAGAGAATACGTGCGCGACAAGGGCACATGTATGCTATCAATCCTGATTTGGTTTACGAGCCTACACAAGTGACCACTGCAACTCATTTTACGACCGAAGAAGGAATCAAGCCCATAATGGAGAGTGGAATCAAGAGAATGAGACGAGCGCATGTTCATGCGTTCCCTGGAATTTTGTATGACCTTCCCAAAGGACTGCCTGACCGAACATTTGCCTTCCACATTGACTTGACGAAATGTGAAAATAAGTACCAGACCGGAAATGGATATATTATGATTGATTATGTACCTACGAATGCTTTTATTGGATATCACAGTATCATAAGTCGGGAAGCCAGTGTTTCTGGTGACTCCGTCACAAAGAAGAACAAAACTGTTGTTTCTGAGATGGTTCAAAAAGAAGCATTTGCGGATATGACAGCTCAACAGCTTATTTTGCATAAGATTTTCGCCAACCAATATGTCATATCAACTAAAACTTTTAGTGTCACTGGCACTTTTGTTATCGATAACGTAATGGTGACGGTTAAGCATTTGTACGAACATCTTAGACAAGTTGAGAATATAATCATAACCAATACATATGGAGCTGAATTTACTGTACCCACTGCTGATTTAATAATTTCGTTTATAGAATATAGAAATGGTGATGAGAAAGATGCTATGTTAATACAATTTCCACGATATGTTCCTGCCCATACCAATATTTTGAAACATTTCCAAGAGATGCCAGAATTGGCCGAGCGAAGAGCGCAAGTGTGTGTACCAACTCTGAGAAGAATTGGAGATCGGTTGTATTCGCATATTCTGGGTAACACCGATTGTAAAATAGAAGATCGTACACTTGAATTCGAAGACGAAACCGTTCAAGCCCGAGATACATTGGTTTATGCGCTCAACACGACGAAAGGTGATTGTGGTTCCCCCGTTATTGTAAATGACACTTCTTTCAGAAGGAAGATTGCTGGTATTCACATGGCAGGAGAAATTGGAGGTCGCACTGCGTTCGGCCAGAGTGTGACGCAAGATGATATCAAGCGTGCGATGAAGAACTTCAAGGTTATAGATTTTGATGCTGATGAACTACCGAATATTTGCAAAAGTAAGGTAGAACTACAGTTCAATGTTAACTATTCCCAAGATGACATTCTCAAAATGCTTGATATGCCCGCCGCCACTTTCAGCTTCTTAGGAGGCTGTAGCATGGTAAAACATGCTCCGGGCAAAACAGACATTCGTCCATCCCCAATTCACGGTTACGTGGAACCAATAACGAAACCTGCGAAACTTTATGATGCTCATGTTAATATACTCCACAAGAATGTAGAAAAATGTGCTATAAATACACCTTACATTCCAAAGGCTGAAGTTGATCGTGCAGTCAATGAAGTGCAATCGCTTTTGTTATCTGGTGACACACGAAAGTATCTTGCTCGAATTTTGACTTATGAAGAGGCTGTTGCTGGATCGTCAGATAGCCAGTATATTGTAGGCATACATAGACAAAGTTCTGCGGGATATCCACATGTGTTCAACGTGAAACCTGGATACCAAGGAAAAACGACTTGGTTTGGGAAAGATGGTGATTATATCTTTGACGAAGGAATGAGGAAACTTGTTCTTGAACGCATTGAAAACGCTCGAAATTCCAAAAGAACTCCAACTGTGTGGACTGATACCCTGAAGGACGAAAGGAGACCGATTGCAAAAGTAGATCAGAATAAGACTCGTGTGTTCGCTCACGGGCCTATCGATTACACTCTTGCGGTGCGTATGTATTATGGGGGTTTCATCGCTCACATAATGGAAAATAAGATCACCAATGAACAATCTGTTGGAACAAATTGTTTTGGACCGGACTGGATGAGAACAGCAACCAAACTTTCGAAATATGGTAAGCGCGTGTTCGCAGGAGATTTCTCAACTTTTGATGGCACACTCAATTCTTGCATAATGGAACGATTTGCAGATGTTGCAAACAAGTTCTATAACGATGGAGAAGAGAATGCCACGATAAGGAGAGTTCTTTTGTTAGAAGTTTTCAATTCGGTACATCTTTGTGGAAATAAATTTATACAATTGACTCACAGCCAACCCTCTGGGAATCCTTTGACGACTATACTCAATTCTTTTTATAATTCTGTATCTATGCGTGTTGCATATTACAGATGTTTTGATGGAGTAGCGCCGCCCTTTATGGAGAATGTTTCCATGGTCAGCTATGGTGATGATAATGTTATCAATTTCACAAGAAATGTTGCCGAACAATTTAACCAAAACACCGTTACCAAAGCTTTTGCGAGTTTTGGTATGATTTACACGGATGAAAGTAAATCAACTGGAACAATAGCACCCTGGCGTACTATTGGTGAAGTTGACTATCTTAAGAGACGCTTTAGGATGGTCGAAGGAACTTGTCGGGCCCCACTTGCCTTACCAACCATTTTGGAATCTTGCAATTGGGTTCGCAAAAGTAGCGATGACGTAGGTGCGTGTAAACAAATCTGCGAAATGGCGTGCCGCGAACTAGCACAATATCCAAATAGTGTTTTTGTAGAGAACGTTAACCTAATCGTTGATGCTTTCTACCAGGCAACGAATGAATATCCCCTGATAAAGACGCAAGCCGATTATCTGGCGGATCAATCTCCACAGTTCTAAGAATTCAATGTCTATAACTTGCAACTGAAATGTTGTTAATCTACTGAACCGAGAGCGGCATCTCTCAACAAAAACTGTCATTGTAGTTCATTCTACCAACACAATTCTCTTATGAGAACTGCGTGCACCCTGGTTAGGGGTTCATTCTTCGGAGTGTAATAATACTAACTAAATTAGCTTTTCTTTTCTTGGAAGAATCTATTATATTAATAGAGACTTCGCCTATCCCCTTCTGGGATAGGAACAGAATAGGTCTTTTCGACCAAACCATAATCAAATTTTTAAGCAATTTGCACGTGGGGCGGGTTTATCGATAGGACCGCTCCTACGGCCTTTTAGAACGAAGGTAATTCCGT